CTAAAAAAATAATAATGAATTTTTTTGGTAATATAGGAACAATAGCAGAATACATGGAAAGTTATTTATATCCTGAAAAATATTATGAAATATATTCTGATATATTAAACATACCTGTATCAATATTAGAAGAAGTTGGTGAATTATGTGATAAACCGGATTTAAAAAAAGAAGATTTTAAAAAATCTATATTAGAATTAGAATTATTTAAATAATTTATTATATTTGCTTTTTAAATATTTAATTATGGCAGAAAAAATTGGCAAAAATATGATTTTAATAAATGCACCAGACTTTCAAAGTATGGCAAAAGCATTTAAAATGATACCTATAACAAATGATTGTCCTTATGTAGAATGTATGTATTCTGAAAAAGATAATGTGTTAGCAGTTATCACTAAAGTAATGAAACAATCTTATCATATGGTCCCTAAATTAGATGACAATGGTGATCCAATTAGAACTAAAAGTAAAAGACCAAATGGTAAAGAATATAAAGAAGAAAGAAGATTAGTAGATACATTTTCAGAATTCTACTTATTAACCCCCGAAGAGATCAATGGTTTCATTGAATCTTTTGCAGTTAACGCAAAAACATTTGATTATAAATCTTTCACTACACCAAAGAAAAAGGATCCAAAAGATGAAATAATATCAGTTGGAAAACCTGAATTAGTGAAAAAGGCGTAGGTTTGGTCAGCCATAAATGACTAATGTTTTCATGATGAATCAAGTTTATACTTGTTTCTGATAGGGAGTCGGTTTGTGTGACGGCTCCCTATTTTTTTTAAATTATATTATATGAATCACTGGATAATGGATTATGAAACTCTAGTGAATTGTTTTGTTGGTGTATTTAAACATTACAAAACTGAAGAAACCAAAATCTTTGCAATATGTAAACAACGTAATGATTTTGTATCGTTTATAGAGTTTCTAAAAGAAAATATTGAAAATAAAGAGTGGCATATATCCTATAATGGATTAGCATTTGATGCACAGATCACTCACTATATAATAAAAGACTATGAGAATTTAAAACTAATGTCTGGTGAAGAAGTTGCTGAGGAAGTTTATCACTATGCACAAAAATGTATTGATAAAAGTAATGCTCATGAATTTCAAGAATTTCCTGAATGGCATATGTCTATTAAACAAATAGATGTATTTAAATTAAACCATTGGGATAACATGGCCAAGAGATCTAGTCTTAAGTGGATAGAATATACTATGGACTGGGATAATATCTTAGATATGCCTATACATCATGAAACAGAAATAAATACACAGGATCAGTTAGATCTAGTTATTGAATATTGTATTAATGATGTAGATGCTACTAAAGAGATCTTTAATAGATGTAAACCTTTAATTGCATTAAGAAAGAACTTAACTGAAAAATATAATATTAATTTATTTAGTGCATCTGAACCAAGAATAAGTAAAGAAATTTTTGCTTATTATCTTGGTAAAGAACTAGATATGCCAAAATATGAAATTAAAAAGTTAAGAACTTTTAGAAATGTTATTAAAGTAAAGGATCTTATATTAGATTATACTAAATTTGAAACACCTGAATTTAAAACTTTATTAGAAAAGTTTAAAACAGTTGAAGTTAATCCTAATTATACTAAAGGAGGATTTAAATCATCTGTGAAATATAAAGGTGTTAAAACTGACTTTGGATTAGGTGGTGCCCATGGTGCTACTAAAGCTGGAGTGTATGAATCTAATGATGAGAAAGTTATAATGTCTTCAGATGTTACTAGCTTCTATCCTAATTTAGCTATTGTTAATAAATATGCACCAGCTCATATACCTAAAGAAAAGTTTTGTGAATTATATAAATGGTTCTTTGATGAAAGAAAAAAGATACCAAAGAGTGATCCAATGAACTATGTATATAAAATTATCTTAAACTCAACTTACGGATTGAGTAATGATAAGAATTCTTTTCTATATGATCCGCAGTTTACCATGTTTATTACTGTTAATGGTCAACTTACACTAATGATGTTATATGAAATGATTATGACAAGAATACCAGATGCTGTTGCTTTAATGCAAAATACTGATGGTATTGAGACTATAATCCCTAGGGAATACATACCTCAATATATGGAAGTATGTAAAGAATGGGAAGAAATAACCGGTCTTAATCTTGAGCATGATCAATATAACAAATTAGTATTAGCTGATGTTAATAATTATATAGCAATAGATAGTAATGGTAAAGCCAAATGTAAAGGTAGATTTGAATTTGAAGGGTTAGCTCTTCATAAAAACAAATCTAAACTGATCATTCCAAAAGCATTGTATGCCTACTTTGTTGATGGAACTTTACCAGAACATACAATAAAACATAATAGAAATATTCTTGATTATTGTATAGGAGCTAAATCAAAAGGAGCATGGGAACAACATGGATTATGCGTTAAAGAAGGAATTGCAACTAAAGATAAATTACAGAAAATAAATAGATATTACATTTCAAACAGAGGCTGTAAAATTGTAAAGATTAATAAGAATGATAATAGAGAAATACAATTAGAATCAGGTCAATGGGTGCAAACTGTAATGAATAAGATAGAAAATAAAAAGTGGTCAGACTATGACATTAATGAAAAATATTATCTAAATGCAATTGAGAAGGAAATAAATAACATAATTGGAATAAAAAATAACCAATTGTTGTTGTTTGAATAAAATTAATTATTATATTTGTAACAAGTCCAGGGGGGTCAAAGGTCGTAGTAATAAAGATTTTACACTTCATTCGTGCACGGCCCCTTATGGCAACTAAAACTAATTAAAAATGGGATACACAAGACCAACAACTACTACAAGAGATTTTTTAGTGGCAGCACCACTACCTAATCATGGAAAAACTTACACAGTTATTCCTCATAAAGATGTCATAGATGTTACTAAAACTCTATTAGACAAAAGCGGTTTCACAATTACAAAAGAACTTTACAGAGCAAATATGAATGCTAAAGTAGCACAAGGAGTATATCACCTTGCTTCTACTGAAGATGAAGAAATGGGAATGATGTTTGCTTGGACTAATTCTTATGATAAAAGTACACGGTTTCAGTGTGCTGTAGGAGCTTTCGTAAATGTATGTAGCAATGGTATGTTATGTGGAGACATGGCAAACTATGCTAGAAAACATACAGGTAAAGCAGACCATGATATTCATACTCAAATAAGTTCACAAATTAAGTCAGCTAATAAGTACTATACTAAGTTAATTGATGATAAAAATAAAATGAGACAAATATTTCTTCCTAAAAAAAGTCAGGCAGAATTAGTTGGAAGATTATTTTTAGATGAAGAAATCATAGATGCTTCACAGGTTTCTATTATTAAAGCAGAAATGAAGGAACCATCTTATGATTATAAAGCTGATCTTAATAATGCATGGACATTCTATAATCATGTTACACATGCTTTTAAAAAATCTCACCCAAGAACATGGATGGGTGATCAAGTTAAGTTTCATGAGTTTATGACTGCAGAACTGTTAAGTCAAGCCGGTTTACACAACATAGATAAAAATTGGATTGATAATGTGAATGGATATGTTCAACCAGAAAGAATTGCTAATGAAGTTTGGGCTGATTTAGAAGCTCAAGATTATGATACTTTTGAATATAGTAAAATATGAAAAAATTCATATTAGATAGTATTAAATTAATAAGTGGAATTATCCTTATAACAATAGTTATTATACTTTGGTTTATAAATATTATATTGACAAGTATAATGAGTATTGTAACTTGGATAGAATTAAAACTATCAAACTATATGAGAAATTTACTAGAAGAAGAAGACCTCCGTTAATTTTTGTAAGAGGGTTTTTATATTAGGTTTCTTTTCCATTTTTCCATATAAAGACTCTCTTACTTATTAAATATTAATAATGAAAGTAAAAAATTTTAAAAAACTTTTAGAAGAAAGATTTAGTAAGACTAGAAAGGTCTACTCCAAAAAGATGAACGAATATGCTAATGACTTAGATGTATTCCTATCATTTAAAAAAGGAGTAGGTTTTTCTTTTCAAAACACCCCCGAGGGTGTTGCATGGGAGTATGCTTGTAAACATTTTGAGTCAATCAAAACTATTATAAGTAAACTTCCAGATGAGATCCCAAGTGATGAACTTGTAGATGAAAAAATAGGAGATGCCATAAACTATTTAATTATTCTTGAAGGTCTCATTAAGGAGAGAAAATAAAACCAATTTTACCTCCATTTTTTAATTTGTACAAAGGGTAGTGTATGCTGCCCTTTGTGCTTTAAACTCAAAATATTATGACAACACAATTAAAATTAGAAGTTTTATCAAGCGTTATGTTACTTGGTATCAGTATTTCAAATCTAGAAACACAATCAAAAACAGGAGACTGGAATCCAGCTCTTGAAATACGTATAGGACTTATATTTGTAAGTTTTGTTTTTATTAGATATCAACCATGATAAAAAAAGTTACAAGAAAAACATTAAAAATAAGACCATCCGGGAGATCTACTGATTTTATATCTCCTAGTTTTGGTCATGGATGCTTATATGACTGTTCCTATTGTTATATGAAACGTCACAAACCATATGGATTATCTATTGCAACTAATACTGATACAATATTAACTGCAATAAATGATCACTGCTGGTTTGATGATACAAAAAAACCAAATCAAACACATCCAAAATACACAACCTATGATATAAGTTGTAATGAAGACTTTGCTCTTCATGCTAAATATCATGAATGGGAAAATATATTTAGATTCTTTAGAGATCATGACAAAGCAATGGGTAGTTTTGCTACTAAATATGTCAATCCTAATCTTATAAAATTTGATCCTAAAGGTAAAATTAGAATAAGATTTAGTTTAATGCCACAAGTTAAAGCAGATATACATGAACCCAACACATCTAAGATAATAGATCGTATAAAAGCTATAGATGCTTTTATTGATGCGGGATATGATGTACATGTTAATTATAGTCCTATAATAATATATAACAACTGGCTACAAGATTATAAAGAATTATTTGATATGATGAATGATTATGTAGAATATAAAGATACTGTCTTTGCAGAATGCATATTCTTAACTCATAATGAAAATAAACATCATAATAATTTAGCAAAACATCCAAAAACTGAAGAAGATTTATGGAAACCTAAGTTACAGGCTCCTAAACAATCTTGGTATGGTGGATTAAATTTGAGGTATAAAGCTAAATTAAAATCACAATTCATTGAACAATTTAAAGATTTACATGAAGTAAATGTTCCGTGGAATAAAATCAGATATATATTTTAATGCCTCCATGTATGTTGCACCCATAGCTCAATTGGATAGAGCAACAGCCTTCTAAGCTGTAGGTTGTAGGTTCAAGTCCTACTGGGTGTACTATCTACCTTGACCTCTATAAGGTTTCTTATAGGAGTTTTGACCTTTACTAGCATTTTTAGAATGGACACCACGTCTTTTCTTACTATTAGATCCTCTATAGACAAATGCTGCTATTTTAGCCATTACTTTTTAAATGATTTATGAAATATTCCTTTAGGTTTAGGTGAATCCATACCATCATACATTCCTCCTGTTTTATACATACCAGGAACATTTCCACCATTTTTCATTTTAACATGTCCCCCATGTTTAAAACCAAAGAAATTTTTAACACCTGATCCTATTGATTTAACAGCGTCAGCAGTTTCATCTACCCAAACTTTACCTGCTCTTGCGGGAAAAGTTCCACTAAGTGCTGATCCAACACCTTCATTTTTTAATCTATTCATAAAACCTCCTCCTGGTCCAACAAAACCATCTTGAGCTTTACGCATTCCACCTTTACCATATTTAATTCCGGCTTTTTTCATATTATTTGGCATAACTATTTCTTTTTAAATTTTTCAGCAGTCCTTCCA